CTAAGCAAATTTACAGCGATGTCGTAGAAGGAAGAACAAGTCTGACAGAGGCTACAAATAAACTTAAGAAGCAAGGAGATTACTACACTTATAATTACGAATTGAACAATATCAGGAGTATAAGAAAACAATTTGCCAAGCGTGTTCAAGAAGTAATGGGCAATAAGCGTACAGTAAAAGATACGGACGCTAGACGCTCTAATACAGGTGCAGAAAGAGAAAGCAGAGATACTAGTTACTACAGCGTAAACGAAAACGACAAGGGCGGTCAAACCTATAACCAAAAAAGCCTGAAATGGAAGAAGGGATTTATCGGACGCTATGCGGGTGAGAACCCTGAGATGTCAAAAGAACTTAAACTTACATTTGAAACCGAAAAGGCTAGTGCAAGCAGAGGTATGGCTGTGATGGCTGGAAGGGTTGCGGGTAAGAGCACACACAACCACTACCTTCAGATTACTGAGGCTGGTAAAGAGGTTGGTCACATTACTTGGAAGACTCAGATTGGGGCAAAGGATGGCAGAAAGATTTTCTCTGACCCTAGCGTCAGCGTTGAACCTGCATACCGAGGTAAGAATTACCAGCACCTGCTGTACTCTGAAGCCGCTGAAAGAGCCAGAGCGATGGGTGCTACGGACTTCTTCCAGCGTATTGAAAACGACTTAGGTCTTCCACTCAAGTCGCAGGTCAAGACCTTTGGTGAGAACTATTCTAAACTCCTAGACCAGTACAGCGGGCAGTATATGCCAGCCACGATGGAGAACTTCAACAAACTGAAGTACCCTGAGATGGAGATTCACAATACTGAGGCTGACGGCACGGTCAACATCGAGAAGCACAAGGGTCACGAACTCTGGGTGTACGCTTGGAGCAAGATTCAATCTGACAAGTGGTACTCCCTGAACGAAAGGGATATGCTTGTCCTCCGTAAGTCTGAGGATATGCCTTGGTTCAAGAAGGCTATGGCATCGGCTGGAGGCTTCGTCAGGTACGCCACCGCTGAGGATTTAAATGACCTCAGAGGGCTTAGGGCAATCAGCCACGCTCCTGATACCCTTACGGGTACAGACATCACCACAGCCGAAGGCAGGGTGGTTGCTGAGGGTGCTGGAGGTCTTCCTTACCCTATGCTTCAGGCAGAAAGAGGAAGCCCTGCGGCTTGGGCATCGCAAGGTGAAGGGTTTGTCAACCTAACTAACAACGCTATACAGGCAAATAAAGATGCGGGCAAAGGTGTTACAGCAATTATGCCTCTTACCTTTACATCTTACGAGAAGGCTAGAGCATCAGTTCAAGGCTCTGAGTTCTACTACAATGTCTTTGACATCTTTAAGCGTGGTAAGATTGTCTCTGAAAGAGACCTCAGACTTGCGATGCTTGAGGCTGTCGAAAAGGTCGATAGACCTGAAAGAACTGTTAAGGATGCTGAGGGCAAGGTCGTCATAGACGAGACTACTGGCAAGCCTAAGAAGGAAGTTGTCATTGAACCCCGACAAAAGGATGCCCTCAAAAAGATTGTCAGCGACAACAAGGCGAACTGGGACGAGATGCTCGCTGGCGTGATGCTCACGCTTGACGATGGCGGCATCCAAAACTTCGGAACTAGACCCTATATGCTAGACGACTTTATGGGTGCTGTCTGGGAAAGGGTTATGAAGGGTCTTAGTGACAAGAAAAAGCAGGAAGTTATGCGGTTCTTCCCTGAATGGGACGGCTCTAAAACAGCAGGAGAATTCAGCCTTGCTAACCTCAAGAGCACAATGGGCAACACGCTTGCAGACAGCCTTACAAAAGGACTTAAATCTGGGGATGTCTACGGCATTATAAAGTTCAATGATTTTGTGGAATCTATGGACTCTGGTCACAGGTCTTATAACACAGGCATTGTTCAAAAGAACGGACAGAAGCCTGAGGTTCTGTTACTTAAGAGACCTATCAATGTCCTAGACCTGCACGAAACATCTATCTCTGCTAACTCTGGTGAGCGTAAACTTTCAGACCTTCCAAGTAATGTGCAGACACTCCTGCTTGGTATGAACAACAACCCTTACGGTGCAACCAGAACCAAGGCTGTTGGTCAGGTAGATTACAGGGATATGATGGCTAATTACAGCGTACAAGAAAAGTTTGCGGAGAAAGTCGCACCTAATGGAAAGGTATTACAGGCTATCAACGGATACATCATTATGATTCAAGGAGACAAGTTCAAGGTCTATAACTCCCAGAAAGTTCAGGTTGGAATCTACGCTTCTGAACAAGAAGCCAAGAAACGAGCATTGAGGAACTGACGATGAACGACAACCACGACTATGAAGTCCTTATTCAAGAACTCAAACGAGGGGGATGGATTATGGCTATCTTCGGTGCTCTTGGTGCTTTCACTAGCCTTGTCCTCAGAAATGAAAAGTACACTTTCTTTATATGGTTCAGAAAGATAGCGGCAGGTGCTGTAGTAGGCGTAATTACAAGCCTATCCCTGTACTCTGTGGACATAGAGCCTATTTACAAAAGCGTTCTATGTTCTATCGCTGGTTCTATTGCCCCTGAGTTGTTTGACTGGGTCAGAACCAAGGCTTTAGAAAGACTCAAATGAGATATATAATAGCGTCAATATTTTTATGCGGATGTGCAACCCAAGAGCCAATTGCTCCAGTAATAATCAACAACAAGGAGAAAGACCTATACATTGACAAAATCGAAGGAATCGTTTCTGAAGCGGCTTCTGCCCTTACTGCTGTCGCTCCTGCCATTCCTGATGGGATTGCTAGAGAACTCGTTGAAGGGCAAGTCGCAAGACTCAGCGGGGTCAGCAAGCCAAAGCAAGAACGAGTTGAATCTTTTAGACGGATGGTCGAATCAAAAGACCACAAGGCGGTCAAGAAGGACAAAGAAGAAGCGTTGAAGATTGATTCTGAGACTAGCGACCTGTGGGCTTTGGTAGAAGAGAAGGAGAACGCCATCGCTATCGCCCAAGCCATAGCCGACAATGCGGAGAAAGAGCGTCAAGTTGCTTTAAAAGAGAAAGCCCTATGGCAGTTTAGTACCACAGGGCTAGGGTTATTTGTTGCAGGACTAGCAGTAATTGCCTTTACGCCTTGGAAGACCAAGGGGTTAATTCTGATGGGTGGCGGTGCTTTGGCTATGGGTAGCCTCTGGATTTTTGACAGCCAATGGTTTGCTTGGATTGTCGGCACAAGTCTTGCAGTTGTAGCAACAGGACTTCTTTTCGTCTTTATTAAAAGTATTAAGAATCGCTACAAAAAGGACAGCCTCAAAGACGAAGCAGACGCAAAAGAGAATGAAGAGTAATCTCATTTCCAGAACTCCTCAGGGATGATGTCCATAAAGATAGGCGGGTTCTCGCCTTGGTATGCATCAAAGATGTTCTTGTGCATAAACTCTTCAGCGGCATCGAAGTCCATCATATCTTCCTCCATCAAATGGGCGATGATTCGCTCCGTTGAGTAGATGGCTTGATAGCCAGTCTCAGTCTTTGCTACGCCATAGAAAGCGTAGTCTAGACCATCAGCGGGAACGATGGATTCATCGAAGTCCTTGAGGAAGTTCTTGAGTTTATTATCGGATGACATAATTATTTTTTGATGATACGGTAGTGAGGAATTGGGCGTGTGACCATACCAGACTTCACACGATACATCTTCATTTCAAGAAGATTATTTCTAAGGGACAGATTAATTCTTTTGGAGATAGAACTCTCACCGCAGTTCCACAGTTTTTGCAGTTGTCTGCGTGTGAAAAAGCCCTTGGCAGGGTTCTCCTCGCACTTAGTGCCAAACATTCGTTCAAATTCTTTGAGTTCTTTATTGGTCATAGTCCTTTGATAGAATAGATAAATTTCTTGCCCACTCGGTGGGCTTGCCAGACCTTCCATTCGTTGCCTTGGGTGAACCCGTAAGTCCAGCCTGACCCCCACTTGCTGGTGGCTAGGCGGTTCTTGGCGTACTCAGGGGATTTACCGCATAGGCAACCTCCAGAGAATCCGACAGCACCTTGGTGCTTCCTAGCGTTGATTTGCTGGATGCTATGGAGGTGACCCATAATGACAGCACCCTGAGGCTCTGCGTAATGGATAGCGTGTTCCTCTACGGCTCTTACACCACAGGTGTATCCGTGTACAAAAGCAATTTTGCCTAATCTGTGTACGCCTTCTTCTGCGTGGTAGTCGTAAATCTTTTTGCAACCATTCTTCTTAAGATGGCTCTTAATGCTCTCCTTTAGGTCGTGGCAATAGTCTACCATCATCCCGCTAGTCGAGCCGTTGATAATCTGGTCAAGGCGGTCATCGTGGTTTCCGTTTAGGAATACAGAAGGTTGGACACGGGTGATGAAATCTTTGCCAGCCTTTACATCAGCAACCAGCGATTCGTCTTCTTCCTTGCGACCAGCACCACGCCTGATGCTTCTAAAATCCCAGTTATCACCTAAATGGATGACTTGGTCAGGAGAAAACCACTTCAGAAATTTAAAGAACTCAGCCGCAACATTTCTATCCACCATATCACCGTGGTTGTCACCTACGGCTACGAACTTAATTAGTTTGCTCATTAGAGATATCGAAAGTGGGGTTTTGTAAAACCTTGAACTGGTCGGTACGCATATGACGGATAACACCGTCTTTTTCTAACACAATAGCAAAAATGTCGTTACTCCAAGTGCCACCATCCCGCACATACATCATCCATCCATAGCCGATATCGGTTTGGACAGGGATTGGATTGCGGAATTCGTGAATCATTTTTTATTAGGCTTAATAAAACAGTCTTTTAAAACGGAGTAAACTGAACACCTAACTAAGTTATGTTTATTAATAATCTCTCTTGGAGTTAATCCGTTTTGATGTTCAAGGATAACAATGTCTTTTACTGAGCCGTGTTTGCGTCTGCCTTTATCTAGTTTAAAATCTAGATTCATACGCCTCTTAACACCATAGACTGCCGCATAAGACAGCCCACAAGCCTTGGCTGTCTCTGGCATAGTTAGTCCATCACAGTAAGCCTTAACCACAAGCAATAGGCTTTTGCCGTAACCATATGTGCTTGTGCCTTTATTCATTTGTTCGTGCGGAACTTCCGTGTGTTCAACCAGCCTTGTCGCCCACCACCAGAAGTAGAATGAGAGTACAGGATGTCTCCACCCTCTTCTAGCATCTTGATGTAGTTCTTTGCTTCCGCTAGTTTGTTTAAAAGACTAGCCGTGTCTGGTGCATCAAGTTTAGCCACCAGTTCCTTGACCTCTAAGCCAAGGATTAGTGCCGCCGCTTTTTCTGAGTTCCTGCG